CTTACGGAGATGGACAGTTCTTGATCGATACAGATCACCCTACTATCGCCGCAGGTGACCAGTCTAATAAACTTGCAGCTTCTGACCTTAACGAAACATCACTAGAAGCATCACTAATTGCTATTGGTAAGTTTAAAGATGAGAGAGGCTTTAAAATTGCAGCTCGTGGTATGAAACTAATTATACCATCTGATCTACAATTTGTAGCTGAACGTCTTACTAAAACAGCTAATAGAGTTGGTACTGCGGATAATGATATTAATGCAGTTCAGTCAAAGGGAATGATGCCACAAGGTTATGTGGTTAACAATTTCTTAACTGACACAAACGCATTCTTTATCAAGACTGATGTTCCTAATGGATTAAAACACTTCCAAAGAGCGGCTTTAAAAACTGCCATGGAAGGCGATTTTGATACAGGTAACATGAGATACAAAGCTAGAGAAAGATACAGCTTCGGCGCATCTGACTGGCGTGGTATTTTTGGTTCACCAGGATCAAGTTAAGAGTTAGTCTAATAACTTTTATAATTAGGGGGCTTCGGCCCCCTTTTTATTTGCATAATACCTTTTTAAAGCGTATACTCGACACACTGCACAAGTAAATTTAGTTAGTATAGACCCGTGCAGTGGACTTTCTCAGGACTATATTAACGGAAACGGAGACAACATTATGGGAAATACAACATATAGCGGTCCGGTCAGATCAGAAGGTGGCTTTAAACAAATATCTAAAGACTCATCAACTGGTGCGATTACAGACCAATTAACAGTTGATTCAAGTGGTAACCTAGCACAAACTGCTGGTGTAAATAACTTGATAACAGATGTAGAGAATGTAACTGCAGCTACTAAAACTTTAACAGCAGCAGATACTGGAACTACATACTTACTTAATAGAGCTGGAGGTATTGTAATAACTTTACCAACTGCAGCTGCTGGTTTAAAATATAAATTTATCATCGGTACAACTTTTACAGGTACCTTTGGAATTGACGCTGCAGCAGCAGTGGATATTTTTACAGCTGCATCTACAATTATCATATCTGATAAAGATGCACCTGGAACAGTTAGCTTAAAGCAGTTTCACGCTGATGGATCTAATGATGACAAAATGACTATGGATGCTGATACAAAAGGAAGATTTGTAGGCGGCGTTATTGATTGTTTAGGCATCGCAGCAGGTGGACAAGGCAGTGCAACAGCAGTATGGCAAATGAATGGCGTTACTTTCGGAGACGGAACTTTAGCAACACCATTTGCATAATAATTAACTCTGAGTAGGGGTGTAATGACCCCTACTCTTTAATAGGAGGAAAAAATGGCAGACGTAGTATTAAATCAAACATTATTTAATGGTGATAGAAAATTAATAACTCACTATAATAATGTTTCTGATAGTTCTGGTGGTTCAACAAAAATAATAGATGTAAGTGCAGCCACTAATAATCGTTCAGATGGAACATCTTTATCTAGAGTGGTTCTAAATAAAATATGGTACAGTGTATCTATGACAGCAAAAGTTGACGCTGTTAAAATGACTTGGGATGCAACAACTGACGCAACTTTCTTAACTTTAGAAGGTGATGGTTATTTAGATTATAGTTCTATTGGCGGTATTAAGAATAATGAAGCTAGTGGTGTTTCAGGAGATGTCATAATAGTCATGCCCGCTTGTACAGCTAATGATAGCGCAACGATTACATGCGAGTGGCTTAAAGCTTATTAATAAGGAGTAGCCTATGCCTAACACTACTTCAGGAACAGCAACGTTCGATAAAACTTTTTCTATTGATGAAGTCATAGAAGAAGCATATCAACGTGTTGGTATTGATCAGCTAACAGGTTATCAAATTAAATCAGCAAGACGTTCTATAAATATAATGTTTCAAGAATGGGCCAATAGAGGGTTACATTATTGGGAACTAAAAGAAACGAATATTGATTTAGTAGAAAACCAAGCTGAATACCATTTCTTTAGAAGTGCGGCAGATGACACGGCTGATACAAACAGAGCACAGGCAACAACAAACCAAGTTGATTCTACTATTTATAGTATTGATGATGTTTTAGAAGCAACACATAGAACTAACAGAACTGCTAGCAATCAAGTAGATACTGCTATGACTAAAATTGATAGGTCATCTTATTCTGCTTTATCTAACAAACTAACATCGGGTACACCAACACAATACTATGTACAAAGATTTATAGATCGAGTTACTATAACTGTTTATCCAGTACCTAATTCATCATCAGCTAGTGCTGACATGCATATTTATTATGTAAAACGAATTGAAGATGTGGGTGATTATACAAACGCAGGAGACGTACCTTATCGTTTTGTTCCTTGTATGGTATCTGGTTTATCTTATTATTTATCACAAAAATACAACCCACAATTAGTACAACAAAATAAAATGTTATATGAAGATGAACTTAATAGAGCGCTTACAGAGGACGGTTCTTCAACTAGCACTTATTTAACACCAAAGGTATATTATAGTAATGTCTAGTTTTTCTACAGGTAAAAGAGCAAAAGCTATTTCTGATAGAAGTGGCATGGCTTTTCCTTATCAAGAAATGGTAAAAGAATGGAATGGTTCTTTTGTGCATAAATCTGAGTTTGAATCTAAACACCCACAAATAGAAAGAAAAGATCATAAAATAGATGCACAAGCACTTAGAGATGCTAGGCCTGATAGAACAGAAAGTGCTGTACCAAATTTATTAAAAATTAATTCTTTTAAAACAGGAACTGCTGGCACAAGTGCAATAACTGTAATTGAAGAAAATCACGGCAGATCAAGTAGTGACACTGTTCGTTTTTATGATGCACTTAGTTTTGATGGAATTAAGGCAACTAATATAAATAGAGCTGCTGGCTATACAATAACAAAAGTTGATGCAGATACATACACATTTACAGTGGCGACAGACACTGCAACAACAGGTAGTATTAAAGGAGGAGGGTTACGCTCTTACGCGGGACCTACAACAGTAACACCATGACAGCATACGCAGATTTAGTAACACAGATAAGAGACTATACAGAAACAGATAGTAATGTTTTAACAACAATTATCGTTAATGATTTTATAGAACACGCAGAATCTAGAATTTTTAGAAATGCAGATTTAGATGTATTTAAAAAATATAAAACAGCTAATTTAACGATAGGTGATCCTTTTGTAGCTATGCCTGGAGCTACACCACAAACTTTTGCTTTTGTTAGATATATACAAATTTTTGGAACGGATAATATTAGGGTTACTCTAGAGAAAAAAGATTCTTCTTTTATCAATGAGTATGTGCCAAATAGAACAATTACAGGCACACCAAAATACTATGCAAATTGGGACAATGACACAATATTACTTGCTCCGGCGCCCGATGCAGCATATACTGTTGAACTAGCGTATAATACGCAAGAAACAGGACTATCTTCAAGTAATACAACTACTTGGGTTAGTAATAACGTACCAGAAATGTTACTTTACGCCTGCCTCGTAGAAGCTTTTAAATTTTTAAAAAACCCACAGATGGTTCAAATGTATGAATCATACTATAAGACTGCTTTACAACCTTTTGTTGGTGAACAGATGGGTAGAAGAAGAAGAGACGAATACATGGATGGAATACCTAGAATAGCTATTCCTTCTGAAAACCCTTAAGGAGAATATATATGGCAAACGCAATATCAAATGTTTTTAAAGATCAGCTTTTAAAAGGTAATCACAATTTTCAATCAGGTGGCGACAGTTATAAACTAGCTTTGTATACTTCATCTAGAACTGCAGCAGCAACAGATACTGGTTACAACACAACAAATGAAGTATCGGGAACAGGTTACACTGCAGCAGGAAATACACTAACAACTAATGGTGTAACTGGAGGAGCAAGTGCATCAACTGCTTTTATAGATTTCCAAGATACTTCTTTTACTACAGCTACAATCACTGCACAATTTGCACTTATCTATCAATCATCAGGCGGAGCAGCTTCTGCAAGTGCCGGTGCGGTTTGTTGGTTAGATTTTGGTGGTAACTTTGCAACAACAGCAGGTACGTTCACTATACAATTTCCAGCAGCAGGAACGAGTACAGCAATTATAAGGTTAAGTTAGGAGTTT